CGATCTCGAGGAAGGCACGCGGACAAAACTGACCCTTTCGCTGGCCGGCTGTTCGCCGGCCAGCAGCACAGCGGTTTTCGACTCCTTTGCGTGCCCCAGTAGCCTTTCGATAGGCTGTTAGGCATGAAGGGTCGCCCGCCAACACCGAAGCACATCCTCGCGATGCGAGGATCGAAGCACGCCAAGAACCGCGAGGAACTCGGCGCGGCCCCGGCTGCGCCGATCAAGCCGCCGGGGTGGCTGAAGCCTCGAGCGCAGGAGATTTTCTCCCGCGTTGTGGCGTGGCTCGACGGCATGGGCACCCTGGCCGAATCCGACGAGCACGTTATCACGAGGTACGCGACGACCTATGTGATGTGGGAGTATGCGACCCAGCAGCTCCAAGCGATCGACTCGGCCTACGTCGAGGTCTTGGCCCCCGACGGATCGATTCGATTCTCTCGTCCAGTGGCGATGGCAATGCAGGCAAAGGAATGCGGCGAGGCGCTTCGGCACCTCGAGACCGTTCTCGGCCTCACCCCCGGCGACCGCACCCGACTCGGCTACGGAGCCGTGAAGGTCGTCGTCGATCCGATGGATGCTCTGCTCGCGAAGCGTGGTTGATTCACGCACATATCCCCGACTCGCAGTTTTGGCATGGAGCCATAACTCCGAGGGGAATATGCCAGCAAGGCGACAGATCAAGGCCGGCGACCGGCACGGCCGATGGACGGCGATCAAGGACGGCGACTATTCGTCTGGTCAGCAGATGGTCGATTGTAAATGCGACTGCGGGACTGAGCGAACTGTGTCTGCGGGGAACTTGAGGAGCCGAGAGTCGCCATCCTGCGGGTGCGCAAGGCGGGAGTCAATCGCTGCGAAGTGCAGGCAGCCAGTCTTGCAAGGAGAGCGATTCGGCCGGCTGACGGCAGCGCGAGACGCCGAGTACGGCGAGACACCCCGCCCTACCGTCGCGTGCCTGTGCGACTGCGGCGAGGCGTGCGTCATCCATCAGCACTGCCTTCGTCGTGGAACCACGCAGTCCTGCGGCTGTCTGCACCGCGAGCGGTCGTCGCAGGCGGCTTCGCGAGACATTGGCAGCCGCGCGAACCTCAATCGGATGTACGAAGGCGTTCGTGGAACGATCTGGATGCGGTCGTCGTGGGAGGTTGCCGTAGCTCACAGGCTTGATCGCGACGGACTGTCCTGGGAGTACGAGCCAGAATCGTTCCGCCTAGACGAGCACACGCGATACACGCCCGACTTCAAGGTCGACCTCGGCTCTCTTGGCGACTTGTGGGTTGAAGTGAAGGGCGAGTTCTTCGGCAGGTCGGAGGACAAGGTGGCCGCCTTCAGGGCAACAGGCAGGCCGCTCTATCTGGTCGGCAAAGACAACTTCAAGCAGTACGCAGGCATCAGCCCGTACATCGCGAATCGGCGATATCCGCCGAAGACGAGAGTCGCATGACACGAGAGCCGAGCCTATTTACTCAGTTCTGCGGAATGCTGCGGCACTCGAAAGGCGACTTCGCCAATAAGCCTTTCGAGTTGATGCCGTGGCAGCAGGACTTCTTCGACAAGCTGCTGTATACGTTCACGCCGGATGGACTCAGGCAATATCGCCGCGCTTTCCTTGCGTTGCCTCGCAAGTCAGGAAAAAGTCAGATGTGCGCGGCTCTCGGCCTCTACTGTCTCTTCATGGATAACGAGCCAGGGTCTGAGATTGTCGTTGCGGCCGGCGACAGATCGCAGGCTGGGATATTGCATACCGCCGCGAAGCACTTGCTTGAGTCGTGCCCGAGTCTTATGAAACGGGCGCAGGTGTATCGGAACTCGATCGTCGTCGAATCGACGAAGTCGACGATGATAACCGTCAGTTCAGAGAGTTCGACCAAACACGGCCTGAACCCCTCGGTTGTGCTTATCGACGAGTTCCATGTATTCCGCGATCGCGAACTGGTCGACGTGCTAGAGACGGGCATGGGTGCCCGCCGGCAACCCTTGACGATTTACATCACGACCGCAGGCACTGACATGGACGGCCCGTGTTACAAGGACTGGCAGAGAGCCGTCAAGGTGAGGGACGGCGTTCTCAAGGATGACACTTTCCTGCCGTGCATCTATGCCGCCGATCCCGAAGACGACCCGTTCGAGGAGGAAACTTGGAAGAAGGCTAATCCGAACTATGGAATCACCTCCAAGCCCGAGTATTTTCGCCAGTTCGCCGCAAAAGCCAAAGAATCCCCGACCGACGAAGTCGTCTTCCGCACCCTCCACTTGAACCAGTGGCAAAAATCGGAAACCAAGTGGATTCGTCACGGTGCCTGGGATGCAAATAGTGCCCCGCTTCGGCCGACAGCGGGGCGGCCGTGCTGGTGCGGCGTCGACCTCGCCAGCACTTTCGACACGACGGCGTTCGTGGCGGTCTGGCCGGATGTCGACGGAACGTATGACATCCACGCGATGTTCTTCATCCCAGAAGAGAACGCGATCAAGCGAGGGCGTGAGGACAGGGTGCCGTATCAAGCTTGGGCTGACGCAGGTTTGGTACAATTAACGGATGGTGACATAACGGACTACGACGTAGTCCGCGACTACATTCTCTCGTTTTGCGAGAAGAATGCGGTTCGGTCTATTGCAATTGACCGCTGGAACGCCGTTCATCTGACGACCCAGTTGACCGCCGAAGGCATCGATGTGAAGCCGTTCGGACAAGGGTTTGCCAGCATGAGTGCGCCCAGCAAGCTGCTCGAGACGCTTTGCGTCGGCAAACGCCTGCGACACGGCGGCAACCCCGTCCTGGCGTGGCAGATGTCGAACGTGCAGGTGAAGGTAGACGACGCCGGGAACATCAAGCCGACCAAGAAAAACAGTCATTCCACGGCCCGCATCGACGGCGCGGTGTCACTGATCATGGCCTTGGGCATCGCCTCTGGCGAGAACCACGGCAATACCGACGAACCAACCCTCATGGTGCTGTAGCGTGGACAAGGTCGACGAGGAAGTCTCCGATCTGATCGAGCTTCGCGGCAATCTCTCTCGCATCTTCGAGGAGATTACGAATACCCGACGGACTGCGTCGGGCGTCACGGTATCGCCCGAGACTGCCCTGGAATGCACCGCGGTTCTCGCGTGCGTTCGTGTTCTGTCCGAGTCGATCGCCTCATTGCCTTTCAACGTCTACCGCAGGCTCCCCGGCGGCGGCAAGGAAATCGCCGAAGAGCAGCATCTGCACGAGGTGATCTGCTACCAGCCGAACTCGTGGATGACGGGCTTCGAGTTCAGGGAGCTTATGCAAAGCTGGCTCCTCCTCTGGGGCAATGCTTTCGCCTACATCAAGGGCGGCCGGCAAGGCGGCGTGACCGAGCTGATTCCGTTGCATCCGTCGCGGATGGAGGTCAAGCGGCTCACGAACGGCAAGCTGCGGTATTACTACACCGAGCCGACAACGCCGATTCAGCCGCAGGTGAATGTGACCGAGTATCGCCAGGACGAGATTTTTCATCTTCGCTGGCTCTCGTCGGATGGGGTGACAGGATTTGTGCCAACAAACCTGTCCCGTGACGCGATCGGCCTCGCCAGAGCCACCGAGCTTCACTCGGGCAGCTTCTTCGGCAACGGAGCCCAGCCTGGGACGTACATCGAAACCGATCAGCCTCATAAGCCCGAAGTGCTCGCTCGCTTCAAGGAGCAGTGGAACGACGCTCACCAGGGGCCAGAAAAGGCATACAAGACGGTCGTCATGCCGTTCGGCTTTCACCGCAAGCAGGTGGAAATTCGCAACGATACCGCCCAGCTTATTGAGACAAGAAAGTACCAAGTCGAAGAGGTGGCGAGAGCGTATCGCGTGCCGCCGCATCTGCTCGGCGACTTGTCCAACGTCCGCTTCAGCACCGTCGAGCAGTCTGCCATCGACTTCGTCACCTTCAGCTTGATCCCGTGGTGCCGCCGCTGGGAAATGGCCTGCCGCCGCGACCTCGTCGTGGACGATAAGCAGTATTTTTGCCAGTTCGATGTGAATGCCTTGATGGCCGGCGACTACGCGGCGCGGTCGCAATTCATCCGCGAGATGGCGAATCTCGGCGCGCTCGACGTTGACGAGATTCGCGCTCAGATCGGCTACAACCCGTTGCCCGACGGTCAGGGGAAGAAGCGGTTCATTCAGGTCAATATGCAACTGCTCGATGCGTTCACGCTCGAGAACCCAACCGGCCAAAAGCCGCAGCCGGAGGCATCCCCTGCCCCGCCCGCCAGCGTCGATTCGCCCTCGGAGCCGCAGGCCGGCGACACAGCGGACACGACGGACGCTCGTCAGGTCGCCGGAGCCGAGGTGATCTTCAAGACGAATCTTCGCCGACTCGCCGCGGTCGAGGCCGACGGCGTGCTCGAGCGGAGGAACAAGCCCGAGAAGCTGGCCTCTTGGTTCGACCAGATGACTGCGAGGATGCGCGAAGAGCTTCGCGAGTCAGCAAAGGCCACTGGCCGCGACATAGATCAGTTTGTGGGAACGTGGATGAACCGCTCGCGAGAACTCCTGCTTGAGTGTCATCGCAGCGGCCAGAAGTACGAGACAGTCACCGAGGACTGGTGCGACAAGCACCTGACGACCGATGCCGCAGCCACTTGAAGGCGTTGTCGACGCATTGCAGGCGTCCCTGGCCCTGCACTGGTCGCAGGCCGAGATGTACGACCTCCAGGCCGTCCACCTGACCCGCTGGGGCTACGGCAAGCTCGGCGAGACCTGGGCGTCCTACGCCGCCGAGGAGCGTGGGCACATCAAGAAGCTCTCCGAGCGACTCGAGTTCTTCGATGTCCAGCCGTCGCCGACTCACGACGAGCCGGAACTGCCCAGGCACGACTTCGAGGCGATCCTTGACTCCAACTACGAAGCCGACACGCAGGCCGCCGAGGTCGAGCGGGCTGGCTTCATGCAATGCATCTCCGTCGGAGACTCGGTATCGGCCAAGCTGTTTATGAAGCTTCGTCGTGGCAGCGAAGATTCGATGGCGAACATCGAAGCAATTCGGAAGGTGATCGAGCAGATCGGGATCGACAACTACCTCGCGAATCAGGTGAGCGGATGAGCAATGAAATTGAGCGTCGTACAACGGTTCAGGAAGCCACTGTCGAATATCGCGACATGGGCAACGGCGAGAAGAAGCCCGTGATTTCGGGCTACGCCGCCGTCTTCAACTCCGAGAGCCGCAACCTGGGCGGGTTCGTCGAGACGATTCACCCGAATGCGTTCGATGATGTGCTCGCCGAGCAGCCCGATGTCATCGGCGTGTTCAATCACGACCGCAATCTGCTCCTCGGCCGCACCGGAAACGGGTCGATGAGGCTGATGAAAGACCCTTATGGTCTTCGTTACGAGATCATGCCGAACGAAAATACGTCCGTCGGTCGCGACGTTGTGCAATGGGTGAAGGATCGGACAGTCGTGGGCTCAAGTTTCGCCTTCGCAGTGCGCCGCGACGGCGGCGATTCGTGGTCTACGGACGGCCAGCGAGGCATCCGAAAGCGCGAAGTGCGTCAAATCGGCCTGCTCGAGGATGTCGGCCCCGTCGTGCGCCCAGCCTACGACTCTTCCAGCGTGGTTGTGAGCCGCCGAGCCATCGAAATGGCCCTCGGTGAGTCGTTCCGGCCCGCCCAGACGATGGCGAATGCGTCGAAACGCGGCCTCAAGCTCGCGCAGAAGCACGAAAACGTCGATTCTCGCCTGCTTTGCATCGCCGAACGAGTCGCAAACCGCGAAATCGTCTCTGTTGAGGAGGTTTCGTACCTTGCCGGCGTCTACGAGCGGTGTCTTGCGGCGAAAGTGACGGGCTGGTCGGGCTCGCCGGCCTGGATCGAGTGGCAACTGGCCGGCGGAGATGCTGGCGAGAAGTGGGTGGATCGGCGTGCTGCTTCCGCGCAGCCGGAAGCAGCCCCGTCGGTGGACTCTGCGGCCGAAATCCCCGCTGCTTCCGACGAAAGAATCGACTCGGGCATCAACCTAAAGCCGACGACCGGCATGGCGGCGGCTGCCGCAAGGGGGCTCGAGCTTCACGCTCAGGGAAGGGCCGGCGACGGCCTTGTGCCGCAGACTGTCGCGAACGCCAGGAAGATCGCGGCCCGCGAGAATCTCTCGCCAGCTCATGTCCGCAGGATGCGAGCGTGGTTCCGTAGGCATAAGGTGGACAAGCGTCCTGGCTGGTCGACGAAGGGCGCTGAGACCCCAGGTTACACAGCGTTCATGTTGTGGGGCGGGTCGGCGGCCATGCGGTGGTCTGAGGCCAAGGTTGCCCAGATGGATCGCGAAGGCGAAGGCGAGATGCGGGACGCCTCGGGCTCGACCTCTCTGCCGATTGCCGACCGCGATCGGGCTTGGGACGCCACGGCGGCAGATGCCCGCGTCCGCGAGTGGGCCGGCGGCGACTCGATCAACTGGAGCAAGTATGCCCGCGCGTTCTTCTACGTTGACCCCGACAAGTCGGAGGAGTTCGGCGGGTACAAGTTGGGGTTCGCCGACATCGTCGACAACGAGTTGACGGCAGTACCTCGTGCGATCTTCGCCGTCGCGGCGATCCTGAATGGAGGCCGAGGCGGCGTCGATGTCCCCGAGGCCGACAAGATGGCGATCGAGCGAAAGGTCAACTCGTACTACGCCAAGATGGCGAACAAGTTCGACGACGACTCGATCAAGTCTCCTTTGATGAAGGGCGAGAGCCGAAATGAAGGCGATGAGTCGATGGAAGGCGAAGAGGAGGAGTATCCCGGTACGCTATCTCCGGCATTCCTTGATCTCGCCGAATGCCAGGAAAACATCGTCGAAAACTACGGCGAGTGGTCGCAGGACACGGTTGACGGTGCCCACTACATGGGCGAGAGCCCGTTCTCAGGCCGCGGAATCATGTGTGCGAACTGCATCTTCTATCAAGGCGGCGGTGCGTGCGAGATCGTCAGCGGCGAAATCAATCCGAATGGTGTGTGCAAGTTCTGGATCATCCCCGAGGAACGTATGAGCGCAGAAGATAAGAAGCCGGAGCCCGCTCCGGTTGAGGATAAGCCGGCCGAGGACATGCGTGCGGAGCAGGAAGCGAACGACATCGCAGTGAAGCTGGCGTCACTGAAGGCGACAATTCTTCGGACTCAGTTGCACGGCGCAGCGAAGGATCGCTAGGCTACATAGAGAGACATTGCTTCACGACGGATGTCGTGAGGGGCAGTGCGAGCGACTTGAGGATTCAAGCACGCGGCGCGCTAGCGGGAACACCCGCCGGCCGCCGCATTTCGCGATTGGCCGGCTCAAACCAAGGAGCAGGCCAAATCATGGCGTCGAATCTCAAGCGTCTTCAGGAACGTGCAGCGGCTGTCGCCGCTCGGATGACCGAACTGTCCGGTGTCGAGGATCGCTCGGCCGAGCAGACCAAGGAACTCATCTCGCTCGGCACCCAGGCCGACGACCTGAAGACCTCCCTCGAGTTCGAGGAGCGGATCGCTGCCAAGGAAGCCGAGCTGCGTGCGGTGGTCGAGAAGGCCGCCCCCGCCCCGGCCCCCGTGGCCGAAGTGGCCGCCAAGGTCGAGGACAAGAAGGTCGAGATTCGGTCGATCCAGCCCCATCACACGAGCCTGCGGGCGTTCAACGACGGCCCCGAGGCTGTCGAGAGTGCCTATCGCTGCGGCCGGTGGCTGCGGGCTCACATCTTCAAGAACGCCGAAGACCTCCGGTGGTGCAAGGATCACGGCGTCGAGAACCGTGCTCTCGGTGAGAACAGCAACTCGGCCGGTGGCGCTCTCGTTCCCGAAGAGTTCGCGGCCCGCGTGATCCGGCTCGTCGAAAACTACGGCACCTTCGCGGCGAGCAACGTCGAGAAGGTGACGATGACCCGCGACACGATGATCATCCCGAAGCGTGTCACGGGCACCACGGCTTACTTCGTCGGCGAAGGCACCGCGGTGAGCGAGAGCGAGCCAACCTACTCGAACGTGCAGCTTATTGCCAAAAAATTGGCGTGCGGCACGAGGCTCTCGAGCGAGGTGGTGGAGGATGCTCTGGTGAGCATCGCTGACGCCGTTGCTGTTGAGTTCAGCACTTCGCTGGCTCTGAAGCAGGACATGTGCGGCTGGCTCGGTGACGGCACTTCGGCCTACGGCGGAATCTACGGCGTGGTGCCGAAGGTCAACGACGGCACTCACACCGCTGGCGTTCTGACTGCCGGCACGGGCGCGACGGGTTTCGAGACCCTGACGGTGACCGACTTCATCAAGACCATCGGCAAGATGCCTCTCTATGCCCGTCAAGGGGCAGCTTGGTATATCTCGCCGGCCGGCTTCGCCGCGTCGATGGCTCGCCTCCGTTACGCGGCTGGCGGCAACACCGTCGAGCAGGTCGGCGGTGGCGTGAACGAGCAGTTCCTCGGCTATCCGGTGAACCTCGTGCACGTCATGGACGGCACGCTCGGCTCCGACCCAAGCAAGGTCAAGGTGCTCTTCGCGAACCTGGGCCTGTCCAGCATCTACGCCCGTCGCCGGGACTTCTCGGTGCGGATGTACGACCAAGTCTACGCCACGACCGACCAGCTCCTGCTCCAGGGCACGATGCGGTTCGATGTGGTTCACCACTCGCTGGGCGACAACACGACCGCTGGCCCTGTGATTGCCCTCAAGACCGCGGCGTCGTGAGCCTAACAACCAAAACCTCAAGGAAAGGAACCCCTAGACCATGATTCACTCCCAGATGGAGAAGGTTGTCGGCTCCGTGCCGACTGCGGTGGGCACGAGCGATGTGACCCTCACGATCGACACGATCGGCTATGACTACGCGAGCGTGACTGTCCTTCGGGCCAGCAACGCCTCGACGGTCTTCGCCAGCGCCCTGAAGATTCAGCAGTCGGACGACGGCACGGCCTACTCGGATGTGTCGGGCTTCGTCGGCGGCACTGACTTCACGATTCCGGCCGTGACCGACACCGCGTCGGCGGCGATCGTGAAGCTGGATGTGAACACCCAGGCCCGCAAGCGTTACCTCAAGGTCACGGCGACCCCCGCGGTCAGCGTGAACACGATCGTGACGGCTCGGCTGTCTCGCGGCGAAAACGCCCCGTCGACTGCGTCCGAGGCTGGTGTCATCGGCTGGGTCAAGGGCTGATTCCCGAACTGCGGGACGGCCATGACGGCCGACAAAGGCGCATGGATGCGCGCCCGCTCCACACAAGGAGCGATCCATGCTGCTGAGAGTCGGAAACGTCGAAGCGGAAATCAAAGTCGCGGCGGTGATGAGCACCCCGCGACTTGGATTCACCGACAACTTCTTCTGCGTCTCGTCTGCCCTAGCCCCGCATGGCATCAGTCCCGTTAAGGTGACGGGTGCCTTCTGGGGCCAGTGCCTTCAGCGGGCGATGGAACAGGTCATCGACGAAAACGATGTGATCCTGACCATCGACTACGACACGGTCTTCAACGCGAAGACGGTCGAGGCGCTCCTGGCGTTGCTCATGCACTCTGGGTACGACGCCATCGCGCCGCTTCAGACCAAGCGAGAGGCGAATGCCGTGATGTTCGCCGTGTCCGGCACCGACGTTGAAGAGAAGACAACGGTTGACGGCTCGTTCTTCAAGAAGGTGGTTCAGCCGGTAGAGACTGCCCACTTCGGCCTTACGTTCCTGCGAACCGCTGGCCTCAAGAAGATGAAGAAGCCCTGGTTCCTCGCCAAGGCGAATCCAGAGGGCGAGTGGACGGGCGGGCACGTTGACGAGGACATCGCCTTCTGGAAGTCGTGGGCGGCCTGTGGAAATACGCTGGGGATCGCCACGCATGTCAGCGTCGGCCACGCCGAACTGATGGTGACATGGCCCTCAAGGAAGGCCGAGGGCGGCAAGGTGCAGCAGCACACGACTGAGTATTGGCTCAACGGCCAGAAGGCACCCGAGGACGCCTGGGGGCAAGTCCATTGAAAATCCGCATCCTCCAGAACTTCGACTGCTACGAGAAGGGGCAAGTCTTCGAGGACTGGGCCGGCGGCATGTGCGACATCCTCATTCGCCGAGGGCTGATCGAAGAGGTCGAGACGGCCGAGGTTGTGCCCGAGGTGCTCGAGCGGGCGGAAATGGCCGTGAAGCACACACCGAAGAAGAGGCGATAAATGGACACGATTATCTTCGGCACGCCGCAGAACCCGACTCCGACGATCACGCCGTTTCGCAGTCTTCGGCGAATCACGAACCCGTCGGTGGAGCCGGTCAGCTTGCAGTTTGCCAAGCAGCACGCCCGCGTCGATACGGAGACGGACGATCTCTACATTCAGTCGCTGATCTCGGTGGCGAGGCAGTATGTCGAGGATGTCCTCGACATCACGATCTGCACCACGGTCTGGGAGGTCAAGTACGACCTGTTCCCGATCTGGGCGATCATCCTGCCGCGGCTGCCGATGCAGGACAAGGAGATTACGGTGACGTACCGCACGGGCGACGGCACCTACGGCACGCTCTTGAGCGCGAACGGCAACTTCCAAGTGGACGCGAGCGTCCTGCCTGGACGCATCTACCCGCTCTGGGCCAGCTCGTGGCCGGCGACTCGAGGTGACGAGAACTCTGTGACCGTCCGCTACACGGCGGGCTACGGCGATGACGGGCAGTCTGCGCCACCGATTGTGAAACACCTCATTCTGCTCCTTGTCGGCCACTGGTACGACACTCGCCAGCCGGCCGTCACAGGGGCACCCCAGTCGGTGCCGCAGACATTTGAAACGCTTCTGGCTGCGGCCAGCCAAGGAGTCTACCGATGACCGTTCGTGCCCGTATCGACATCGACACCGTGTACCACGACGCCTCCGATACGTCGCTGACGATCGGGAACTTGGCGGAGCACCTCTCCCCTGCCCTGACGACGGCCCAGACGATCGATGCGAGCGTCGGCACGGCTGCGGTGCAGATCGTCGGCGCGACCCCGCTTTCGACGCTGGTTGTGAAGAATACGGGCTCAAGCGTCCTGCGGCTGGCTGGCAGCATCAACGTCTCTGCCGGCCGGCTGGCCGTCCTGCCGGTGACGGCGACGATCACGGTATCGGCTCCGTCTGGATCAGGCACATACACCGCCCTCTGGATGGGGTGAGCCATGATTAACTCTGGCGCGATGCGCGAGCGGGTGACAATCCAGAAGCCCGTGGATCAGCAGAGCGCGTTCGGCGAGACAACCCTGACCTGGGTGGACGAGGCCACGGTCTACGCAAGCGTCATGGGCGTCAGGGCCGCCGACTACTTCGCCGCACAGCAGGCCGGCGTGCTCGTGACGCACCGCATTCGCATTCGCTTCTTTCCAGGCATCACGCATCAGCACAGGCTGATCTGGCGAGACCGCGTGATGGAGATTTCCAGCGTCCTTGAGCGAGAGGCTCGCTCTATCCATGAGATACTGGCGAGGGAGGACGCGACATGATTACGCAAGGGCAGGGATCGCCGCGGTCGTTCGGCGGAAGCACCGGAAAGTCGCTCGCCGAGGGTTTTGTCACGGTAAAGACGGCTGGCATCCGCGAGCTGGCAGAGGAATTGCAGATGCTCGCCGCCAAGATGGGCGAGCCGAAGGCACTCGAGGATGCCGTCAAGAAGGCGGCCGAGCACATTCGACGGGGGTATCGGTCAAAAGTCGGGAACGTCACCGGAAACCTGCGAAAGTCCGTCAGGATCAAGACTAAGACGTATGACGCAGCGACTGTAGCGATTGTCGGCCCGTGGCAGTCTGGAAACGCAGGCAGCCGAGAGGGCGCAGAATCGGGGAACGCGGCATGGTTGGTCGAGTTCGGTACGGATCGGCGCAAGCCTGGAACAAAAGGCCGGCGGACGTATCTCAATGTCCATCAGATGATCAACGGGAAGATGCGGCGGCACTCGTCGGCGAACAATCAGCAGTTCGCGAACATGGCGAAGGGCTACTACTTCCTCATGGGAAGCATTAACGAGGCCACTCGGCAGGCGGCCATGGGCAAGGGCTATCCGCACGACTTCGGCTACACAGACGGCAAGATGCATCCCGTCACGCTGCACCCAGGCGAGGACTACGGCGCGATGCCGGCAAGACACGCGATGGAGCAGACGATCGGCGAGCAGCAGACCGCCGTGTTCAACACGCTCAAGGCGGCCATCGAAAACACGCTGGCGAGGCTTACGCAGTGATCATCTCCCCCGAGAAGCACGTTTTTCAGAGGCTGATCACCACGCCAGGGGTGGCGCGGCTCGTCGGTTTTCAGGTCTACCCGATTGCAGTGCCCAAAAATGCCGCATTGCCGTTCTGCGTCTACAAGCGAAACAACATCTCCCGAGATGCCGCATTCGTCGGCCCTCTGTATCAGCCAGTGGTGAGCCTTCAGATTGCCTCGTGGGCTCTGTATTACGACGCAGCACGCGAACTGGCAGACGAGGTGCGGCTAGCTCTGGATGGCCGCATTGGCACCCTGTCGGGCGTTACAATAAGTGATATACGGCTCGTGTCTGAGACAGACGACTATCTAGACCCCGCAGCCGTGGGAGCGCAACTCCCGCCCGCATACGAGGTTCGACAACTATTTCAGATTCGGTGGTCAGAGGCCACTGAATAAGACTTTAGCGCAAGGAGGCGCACTATGGCCGGTGTTGCTGCGATGGGAATTTCGGTGGTCTATTCGGGGATCACCGTCACCGCTACGAGCTTCAATGTCAGCGATCAGGTCGACAACGCCGACGGCTCGCACCTCGGGATCGCCCCTGGCGGTCGCCGCGAGTACGTTCCCACGTTCGTGCAGCGCGAGGTTTCTTGCGACTATATCTCCACCACCATCATCACGAATCAGACTGGCTCCATCAGCATCTCGGGGAACGGCATTTCCTTCACGGGCAATGCAACGCTCACCGCGTCATCCATCGGTGGCCAGTTGGGCGACCTTGTCAAGGGCAGCATCACTTGGCGGGTGGCCTAACGCCCTGGAGGTGACCCGACATGGCCGGGGCCACCGCACAGGGCGCGACTTTTTCATTTCTGTCGTTCAGCGGCAAGCTGACCGGCATCTCCGTGGAGATGCCGACAGCAGAGGTCACCAACATGACCGCCGCATCGGACAGTCTCGGATACACCTTTATGGTGCCGACCGGAGAACAGACCGGCGGCACCATAACGGTGGACTTTCTCACGATCAACGCCGACCCTTGGACGTTCGTGAAGAAAGTCGGCACTCTCACGTTCACATCTGCCGGCTACACCGTCAGCCGTCGGGTGATCTGCGAATCGGCGTCCGTGAGCGCCCAGGCCGGCGAGCTTGTTCGCGGCTCTCTTCGTTTTCTTATAACTGATTATCAGGGCACATAGTCGGCAGGATGCCGCAACTGGGTCACTTTCTGGAGCACACCGCAATGGCACTTGACCGCAAAAGCATCCTGGCAGCCGACGACGTTCGCAAGGAGAAGATCGCCGTACCCGAGTGGAAGGGCGATGTGTTTCTTCGCGTTCTCACCGGAACCGACCGCGACAGGTTCGAGGAGTCCTACGCCGACCAGAAGATGAAGTCGTTCCGCATTCGCTTCCTTCTGCTCGCGCTGTGCGACGAGGATGGCGAGCGCCTCTTCAGCGACGACGAGGCCGACATCCTCGGCAAGAAGTCGTCCGTCGTGATCAATCGCCTCTTTGAGGCCGGCTGGAAGCTGAACGCCTTCACGCAGGAGGCAGTGGATGCCTTGGGGGAAGATTCCGAAGCCGCCCCGAGCGGAGGTTCTACTTCCGCCTAGCGGCCACGCTGGGCATGAGCGTCAAGCGGCTGTTGCAGGAGGTCGACAGCGCGGAGATAGCCGAGTGGTACGCATACGATCAGAGGTGGCCGCTGCCTGACTCATGGGGTCAAACGGCCAGACTGTGTCGAGTGATCATGGCGTCGTCTGGGAACTACAAGAAGCACGACATCCCAGACGAATCCGCGTTCATTCCGACTGCGGTCAAGCCGGAGCAGACGGACGCTCAGATCATGGCCGAGATGATGAAGTTAACCAAGCCAATTCAGGGATGAATCGATGGGAAACGGCTATCTCGGCAAGATCAGTGCGGTTGTCTCGGCGAATACGGCCGACTTTCAGAGCAAGCTCAACGCCTCTGCAAAAGACGTTCAAGCGTTTGCCCGCAGCGTTCAGAGCAATCTGACTTCTGCCTCTCGTGACGCCGCAAGGTCTTTCGAGAGCATCTACACCCCGCTTCAAAAGTTTGAGCGATCGCTTCAGGCGGCGTCTTCGCTGAAATTGTCGTTCAAGGGCTTTGCGGGTGCCATTAAGGACGTTGATGTCCTTCGGCAGCGTCTCGGAAGCATGAAGGATTCGCAGATTTCGCTGGTTCTCAAGGCCAGCGGAATGAAGAACATCACTGATGTTCGCGAAGCACTTGTGGGTCTGCGGGCGAAAGACCTCCAGATCGTCGCCAAGGTCGGCGGCATCGAGAAGGTGAGAGAACTGCGGGCGCTATCGGCAGAGAAGCGTGTCGATTTCGCGATTAACCTGATCGACTCGGGGCTGAGTCGAAAGCTTGCCGACGCCAAAGCCAAGGTGCAAGAGCTGAAGGCCACGGTAGCGTCCGTCAAAGACGGAGGTGCCGCACCAACAGGTGGCATCGCAGCCCTTGCTGGCGAGTACCGAGAAGCGACTGCGGAGGTTAAGCGACTTCAGGAGATTGGTCGGCAGACGATCAAGACAACGCTCGGAGTCAACGTCCAGAAGGACGCCGACGTTGACCGAATTCTTCAGGCTGGCGAGCGGGCGGAGGCGATCCGGCTTCCTGTCATTCTGGACGTTCTGGGCGAAGCCGCCATCAAGGAGGCCGTCACTCAGAGTCAGCGTCTCCGCTCTGTAGCCGAGCAGATCAACAAACCTTTTGGCGATGCGGTTCAAAAGATTTCGGCGATGTCTGTTGAAGTCCAGGCAAGCTTTCTCCCGGCGATGAAGCGGTCGCAGTCGCAAGTCGAGTCGCTGAAGTCAAGCATTGAGAAGGGAGTCCTGCCGGCATCTGCGATTGCGCAGCAGTTTGATGTTGTCGAGAAGCGAGTGTCTGCGGCAGTGGCGGCGGTTAATAGGCTTGCCGAGGCTTCTCAGAAAATCGGCAACATGAAGACCGGCCGAGAGCTTGCCTTCGCAAACCCGGCCCTGGCAGCCTCGCTGGATCGCGGCGTCGAGATGGGCAACAAAGCCGCTGGCCTCCCAGCGGCGGCGATTCAGTCTAACCCGAGGATTGCTGCGATCCTCGGCGAGTATCAAGATCGGGCGAACCAAGCCGCTGCGGCATATGGAAGGCTTCAGGCAAAGGTTGCCAGCGGACTGCCGACGGGGTCGGCTGAACGTCAGCTAGAGAGCTTGCAGAGCAAAATGGCTGCTCTTGCAAACGAATTCGGGAATCTTTACGCCGCAGCCGCACCAGACCGCAACGCAGACCGCATCGGCGAGATGTCGCCGATGGACAGGAACGCAGGCAACATCGGTGCTCGCACCAGCCTCGGCGCGATGGGGGATCGCACTGACATCTCCGACATGGGGAGATCGTCAAGCCTTGAAGACCGCCGCAGGATGCTCGCGAGACAGGCAGTCGGCGAAGACATCGAAGCTCCGCGCCGCCAGCTTGCCGCCCTCGCTGGCAGCATTACATCGGTCAAGAGTCAGATCGACACGCTTCCAGACGGCGTTCGCACTCGCTTCGTGCCTGCGATCCGCGAGGCCGAGGCGGAATTCATTCGGCTTTCGGCAGCCCCCCACGCGCTGCCCGCTGCCATCGAAGCCGCCCGACAGCGAGTTCAGCAGCTCTCGGCAGATGCCGTCCGCGCAACCCAGGCGATGAACTTTCAGCAGTCATTTGGTGGTGCAGGAGCTGCTGGAATCAGCCTTGGCCTAGATCAGCGATCCCTGCAAGGTTACAACGCCCAGTTGCAGATTCTGCAAGGCGCAATCGGCAGAGCGAGTGCAGAGGCTCGCGGGCCGGCGATCGCCGCCTTCGAGAGACTGCGAAACGCAGTGGCGACGGCCTTCGACGAGGGAAACATCGACGCTGCCGCAACCCGACAGAGGCTTGCGGGCATAAGGACTGAAGCCATCGCCGCAGCCGCCGCAGCGGGGGGCATTCGTGTCGGCACGCTCACCAGAGATGTGGCACGGGCAGGCGACGTTGGCCGACAGGGCTTCGACAGATTCTCGCTCGCCCTCAATCAGGCAGCGTTCGCAGTCGATGACTTCATGTCTTCGACGGGCGGCATCGAATTCAAACTGCGGGCCGTTAGCAACAACATCACGCAGTTGGCGTTTGTCCTGGGCGGGACAACGGGTTTGTTCGTCGGACTCGGTGCCGTCATCGCGGGGCAAGCCGCTGTAGCTCTCATCAAGTTTATGAACAGCGGTCGATCCGCAGAGGATCAGACCAAGGCTCTCAACGATGCGCTTGCAAAACAGAAGAGCCTTGTCGATGGCTTGGCTGAGTCTCATAAGGCGCTCGCCGACGCGATCCTACGAGGCACCACATCAAGCTCATCTGAGTCCGAAAGGAAGATCGTATCTGGGCAGTCTGGATTGAGGAGACAGTCCGCGGAACTGTCGGCCGAGCGAAAGGCTGCGGCAGATACGGCTCCTCTGGCACCGCAGTCAATATCACAAATGATCGGCGAGTTCTTTGAGACTCGCCAGAGACGAAACGAGTTCCAAGGTGTCGCCGAGCTTCGGGCTGAACTCAATAAGCTTGAGAAGCAGCTTCAAGCAGCAACGACCGTCGGCGAGCGTGCGACGATTCAGGGTCGCATTCGTGACACTGGGCGGGCGGAGTTGGCTACCAGAGGCCGTCTGGCCTCAGAGCAGACGCCAGATGCGACCGTCGTGCAGTCAGCGATTAGGGGTTCGGCGGCTTCGTCTGAAACGGCTTCGGGCGGGACGTTCCTCGGCATGAACTCGCAGCGACTGTTCTCTAACGTCGCCACAGGAAGCCTGTCAGCGATTCTGGGCATAGACAGGGCAAGGCGCAACCAGCAGAACGCAGCCAACGAGGGGCTCCGCGGCCTTGCGGAACAGGTGCCGACATCCTTCCAAGGGCAGATCGAGGCGTTGCGCAGAGCGCAGGAGCTAAAGAGACCAGAGCAGTCACAAGCAGACCTTGGATTCGCTAAGACAGCCGCAGCACTGGACGCCGATCGTGAGATCGCAAAGTTCGAGGCGATGATTCAGTCGCTGCAAAAGGTGATGGAAAGCGGCATTGTCGATTCAGCCGCAAAAACATATGCCGCGTCAGTTGATGCAGCCAATTCGATCAGGGCAGCGCAAGAGGATGTGGCAGACGCAATCAAGCGTGGCGTGCCATCTGCGCTCGCATTTCAGGCAGAACTGGACAAGCTCGCCTCCGAGCTTGCCTCGGCAGATGACGAGCTACGCACGGCCGTTACCGCAAACCCCGACGACCCGAATGTCACGCCACAGAGCCGCGAGAACGCCATCAAGAGGGCGCAGGATCGCGTGGAGAGCGTCAATCGGCAGCGTGCCGATGTGGAGTCACGCGCAAGAGAAGTTCGCCTGGGTCGCACATTCGGAGGCGAGCGGGCAACAGGAGCACTCTCTTCGCTCGAGGGCAACGAAAGGTTTGCGAGCGAGCAAGCCGGTCTGGTCGCTCGCCTCAAGCGAGTTGTCGATGACGAGGTGCAGGCTCGTCGCAAGGCTTCAGAGGCGGCTGGCAGAGAGGCAGCCATTGTCGATCTGATCGCCAAGAAGCGGACGGAGATCGCAAACTCAGGCAGCGACATAAACAAGAGGATGATTGCCGAAGCCGACATGAAGGCGGCGGAAGCAGACCTTGAGAAGGCGAAGAGGGCTAGAGAGGCGGCATCGGCGGAATCCGACCTTGCACAGGCCGCCTCCGAAGCCGCCGCCGCCCTCGCCGAGGCCGCCGCGGGCATCGAGGCCGCCCTGACCCGTATCCGCAAAGTCGGCGATTCGGCGTTGCAGCGATCCGAGCAGGGCGCGGACGCGGCGCAGCGGGCGTTTGAGGAGAACCCGCAGCGAGCTGGCGGCCGCGCGGCCAGGGACGCCGCCGAGGAACGGCTGATCAATGATCGGGCTTTGGTCGGCAACGCCCAGGCCAACTTGGATAATCGCCGTCGCGAGATTCAACAGAATCCGCAGATGCAGGCTATTAACGGCGAACTTGAGGCAATTACTCAACGCCGCCAAGACCTTGAGGCCAAGAGCAGGATCGGCGGCGGGCTGAACGCCGCAGAGAGCAAAGAGCTTGACGCCGCGACGAAGCGAGAGATCGAGTTGATCCGTCAGCGAGAAATGGTGGCTCGCGAGTTGACGGAGGCCGAGCGGAAGCAACTTGACGCAATCAATAACGGCGTTCTCGCCCGCGAGAAGGAGCTAGAGAAGAGCCGACAGCGTGACGCCGAAGACCCGACGTTCAAGCGTCGCATGGAGGCCACGAACCAGCTCATCGCCGACAGTGAGCGGCAAGCAAGCGAGGCGCAGCAGCGATACATCAACAATCCGACAGAGAAAAACCTCAACGAGCGGGACGATGCCGACGCAAGGCTCCGAGAAGACCGTCAACGAGTTCAGAAGTTGCAGGATGACCTTGACAACAAGCGTAAGGAGATGGAGAGCGACCCAATGGTCGCGGCAAACAATCGGGAAGTCGAGAGGCATACCAACCTTCTTGCCTTTGCCGCACAGAAGGAGGCTAGAGAGGGGCTCACTGAAGATGAAAAGCAATTTCGAGAGGAACTTCAAGAAAGGGTTCGCTTACTTCGAAGCGAAAATGATGAGATTATCATCGCCGGCACTCGCGACGAGCAAAGAGCCATCGACAAAGAGCAATTCACAAGAAACCAACGCGACCGCGCCCTTCGTGGCCGTGACCTCGGCCTTACGGAGCGCGAGCGGTTTCGCAAGGAATTCACCGAGGGAGCCGGAGCCGACATCAACGCTCGCGCCAAGGAACTGCGTGACCAGGGCGTCAACCCGCAGGGTTTCCTCAAGCAAGCCGTCAAGAACCAGATGGAGCAGGTCGCTCCGATGCTCAAGCAGTTCGAGGAGGAACGGCAGAACGCCATCCTCCAAGGCCCATCTCGCGCCGCCCTCAACGTCTCCGACGTATCGACGAGCCAGGGTGCCAGCGAACTCACCCGCCTCATCCGCGGCGACGATTCGGCGAAGGATGTGAATCTCGCGGAACTGCGAAAGCAAACGGACAGGCTGGACGAGGTCGTTAGGGCGATCAGAGAAGCAAACCCTGGAGTCCTCCTCTAATGCCCAAGCTCGTATCAGAACTCGCGCAGGGCAAATCCTTCAGCCGGAGTGCGGAGGGCGGGCAGCTCGCCGATCAGGCGACCCGAACGTGGAAGATTCTGCTCAATTCGCCGAACGAGTCTTTCATCATCTCTGACGCGATCGGCGTCAACATCGGCGACCCCCTGGGCTCGACGAACCCGATCCCGTGCGTGAGCCTTGATGTCAAGGCGGACGGCGAAAGCCGGCTCGTGCGGATCGTCACGGCGCAGTACCGCAGCAACCCAAGCGTGGGCGACGTAGACCCCGGCACGCAGCAGCCTACGCAGCGGCCGGCGATGTATTCGATGTCAACGTCGCTCACCGAGATTGCCGCCTGGGGCGGCGCGCCCGTGACAAACGGCGTGTCAGGAGATTGGACTCCGGCTGTTAATCCGGTCGGCGACCTCGTCGATGGCGTGACTCGGCTTGAGCCAGTCGTGAACATCAACATCGATCAGTATTCTTCCAGCGACATGAGCCAGATGTTGGGCTACTGCGGCTATGTGAACAGCGACTCGTTCACGTTCAGCAGCCTTTCGATCGGTGTGCATTGCTGTATGCTCCAGAGCGTCTCGTCGAATGCTATTGTCGAGCAGTTTGGCGATGTGACATTTCGTGGATTCAAGGTGACATTTGGGTTCGCCGTGAGGGCGCACTGGACGATCACTCGCGAGGGCTTTCAGGCCATCGGCTGGGATATGGCGATCCCGCAGACCGGATTCAACATCATCAATAGCGGCCTCTCAAGGAATGACGTTGACAAAAAGGCGCTCGCTCTTGAGCACAAGGATGCGAAGGTTTATTTGATCGGCGGGACGTACCCAGTGCTCGCCCTCGGCACCGAGCAAAGCAAAGTCAGAGCTATGGTGACAGTGCCGGCAGGCGACGGCGGATACCTTCAGAGGCCGTCAGCCCAGCCAGTCGCCCTCAACGATGACGGCACGCCAAGAAACGCAGACAATTTCTCGGTCGCTCAGAAAGTCCTTATCAACCGCATCTGCATCCAGCCCGAGATGGCGTTCGGCAACAACTTCTCCAACTTCGGCATTCGCTGGTTCGCATAAATGGCAGAGCCTGGAAAATATCTGATCGGCGAGAGCCTCCGCGAGAAGCTGAAAAGCACGATCTCGAAGGTGGACTCGCTCGCCTTTGGCGGGCCGGTGAGCCGCATCCCGACCGTGCTCGAGGACGGCGGCAGCAGTTTCTCGCCCAAAATCTTCCGCGTCTGCACATCCGCCGGCTCGTGGCCGATCGATACGTCGAAGAGCGTGACGTATTACGGCGTCACAAGCACGCCGAACACGGCCAGCGTGCTGAACAAGCTCGTCAGCCTGCCGGCCCCAAGCAGCACGAACGCGACCAGAATCGTCAACATCGCCAAGGACGGGACGCAATGGTATCTGGTTAGCTTTCAGATGTCTTCCGCGACGGCCGTGTTCGCGCGGGAGACGCAGACAATCACTGTTGTCGGAACTGCCGCAACTCAGGCGATCACCTTCATCGATCCTCACAGCACGCAGACCATCACATACACGAGCCCAGGCTCAGATGTCTCCGTCGTGACGGACTTGACCGCAACCCTCAATACAGACAACTGCTCTATCACGGTAAACAAAATCACGACCAGCGTGAAAACAGTTGGCGCATCGCACACCGCCGCAGTTGTCTCGGTTGCCGGCACGCAGACCGCCACGACCATGTCGCTCGCCGGCACTCAGACGTTTGCGTTTACAACTGGCACCTACACGGCAACGTACATCAGGCTGGAGATATAGCGATGGCTTGCCCATGCTGCGGCCCGAAGTGGGCTTGCTATCAGTGCTGTTGTCCAGACGGCTCGGCGGCCCGCAATTCAATTGGCATACAAGTCACCGCAAACAACGAGTACCGTGTTCCGTATCAAATGTTCGAGGGAACATACACGCTCACGCTTGACCCGATTGGCAGCGTCGGTGTCCAAACCGTTCTCGCGGACTCGCGAGCAAGGGGGGCGACTTGCCTGCGGTATTCGTTCGAGAGCGCTGCCGACAACACTGGTTGTCGGCAGGGGGAGCCGTCGAAGCGCATTGCGTTTTGCCAGCTATACGACGGTGTTGTGTTGACTTACTGGGAGTTCTGCGGGAAGGACGAGCAGGGCAGGTGCGTTTTTGCTGGCTCGATCGCATACAGCACTCTCATTTCGTACCTGTGCGGAGGGTTTTCTGGCTTGGCTATGTCTTTTGTGCTTCCTGTGACCTTGATGTCAACAGGGCAGCAAATCGGACGGGCTGCGTTTGACATTTACATACAGTAGCAAGGGCGTTGAAATGGCGTGCAGCAAGATAGGAGACCCGGCCGCTCCTCCGTACTACGGATGGACGCGAGTTCTGAAGTCATACGCCACCCAGGAGGCGTGTGAGCAGGAATGCGATTCGGCTGCGGGAGCTTGCACGAGCTTCAATGGCGTTTGCCGAGTGGTTAAAGCGTGCCTCTGCGTAGGCAACCAGTTCTTCGCTGGCGTCGGGACAACGTGCAATCCACTTCCATGATCACCTGCCATCGCTCTAACCTTGAGGCTCGCTGCATCGAGCGCGGCTACACGCTCGACGAGGTGATGCCGTGCGTCATCGCTCAGGACGGCGACGAGTGGACGATCGACGTTGACAGTGAGTTTTATCCCCGCGCGCCGAAAGAAGGCTACGAACGACCGCAGTCGTCGGAACCAGACCTCACCCGCACCGACGCGCCATCGTTCCTCACCAAGGTCAAAAACTTTGCCAGCGCCGCCGTCCAGCACGTTGCCGCGGGGATGCCGATGGCGAGCGACGAGGAGATCATCCGACGCCACGACATCTGCTTGCAGTGCGAGCATCTGCAAAACAATGCCTGTGCGCTCTGCGGCTGCCCAGTGGCACGAGCCGCCGGATACGTCAGCAAGTTAAGCTGGGCCGACCAGGAGTGCCCTGCCGGCAAGTGGGGCAAGGTAGAACCAAAATCTCACATTGACCCCTAAAGCCTACTGGGCGACACTACAGTCATGGGCAAAACGCCGCCACCAGCGAAGGACTTCGTCTTCTCGGACGACTATGACGACGAGGATGTCGCTGGTGGCGGCATTCCAGACGACGACGGGTGGATTCACCTTCAGGGAAAGCAGGATGGAACCAAACCTCGCGAAGGAGATTCTGGAAAGCGCAAAGCCATTGGAAGGAAACCAAAGTTGGTTCAGCGCTCTATCAAGCGATCACCAAAGCGCAATCCTTGAGGTTCGGGAGTCCTGGCGAAAGACGGCTGAGAAGACAGGTGTGTCTGCCAGCCAGCTCGCCAAGACGATCGTCGAAAAGCTGTCGGCCCGCGGCTACAAGACCCCTAAGTTCAGGCAGGTGCAGCGATGGCTGACTCAGGGCTGACCGGCGACATCCTGTCCTCGGCGGCTGCCGCGTCCACGCCAAAACCGGCGGCCGATGCCGAGCAGGTCACGCAGCGGCGAGACGGCGATGTCCTTGAGGCCCGTTCCACGAGCCGCCGCATAAAGACGGTCGATGATCTCCTGGCTCACATTGAGGCTGACTTATCCAAGATGGAAGTCAGTGCATCCGAAGCGACCAAGTGGGAGGTCGCGACGGCCGGCGATGACGGCGAGCCGACGGTCACCGAGTTGCACCGCGTCTGGGTGCGGCTCAAGCCCAAGGCTGGCCCAGGCATCAAGGAAATCGTCGAGTCGATGATCGCGGCGGCGAATCTGCCACGGACGAAGCTCGCCAAGCACAAGACGGCGAAGCGGTCTGGCCTCTGGCAGGTGCTGCCGATCGGCGACGTACACTATGCCAAATACGCCTACGGCAAATCGACGGGCGGCGATGACTACGATCTCAAGATCGCCGAGCGAGTTGTCAAAAACCTGAGCGACGAACTGCTCGAGATCGGCGACTCCTACAAGCCGGCGAAGCGGACGATTCTCTTCCTCGGCGACCTCTTCAACTCCGACGGCCCCGCGGGGCAGACGACGGCCGGCACGCAGCAGGACAACGACAGTCGCATTCAGCGGATGATTCAGGTCGGCTGCGACTCGCTGCTCTCGCTGGTCGAGAGGTCGGCGGCCACGGTCGAAACCGATGTGCTCGTCGTGCCGGGGAACCACGACGAAACCTTGACCTGGGCATTTCATCGCATCCTTCAGGAGAGGTTCAGGAACGACGGCAGGGTGACGGTGTCGGACAAATACACCCGCCGACAGTATGTCTCCTACGGCTCGAATCTGATCGGAGCCGCCCACGGCGACCGCGCCAAGAAGAAGCTGCCTCAGTTGATGGCCCTGGAGGCCGCGTCCGACTGGGCCAGATGCTGGTATCGCGAGTACCACACGGGGCACCTCCATGGGCAGGCCGCCGAGAAGTTCATTGAGTCTGCGGATTCTGTGGTGATCCGAGTCTGCCCCTCGATCAGCCCGCCCGATCAGTGGCACTCCGACTCGGGCTACGTCGGAAATCGTCAGTGCATGGAGACGTTCATCTATGTGCCCGAGGGTGGCCTGACAGCCATGCACGTTGCGGGGCCAACGAAATGACCGAACTGGACTACCTCCGAGAGGCGTGCCGATACGCCACGCAGCACTCGGGAGACGGGAACACGCAGAACGCTGCCATCCTCGTTACGCCTCGCCGCACGGTTTACGCCGCAAACACATTCCCGACCGGCATCGCCCGATACGACAGCCGCCTCTCGCCGCCGAATAAATACTTC